CGTGATCTAGCCCCCACCTGGGGACGGCGCGCGACCCGACGCGCGCCGCCCCCGTCCCGGGCCGCCCCTCATGTATCTGTCGATTCTTGGGTACGAACTCCTGACCCGGAAACGGGCGGGACCGTTACGCCCGATCGGGACGACGAGTCCCGGGCGCGACGGCTGGTATCCGATCGTCCGCGAACCGTACCCGGGGGCGTGGCAAGCAAACGCGGAGATCCGGGGGGAGTCCGCGTTGTCATATTTCGCGGTCTTCGCCTGTGTCACGTTGATCGCGTCGGACGTGTCGAAACTGTCGCTTCGACTGGTCCAGCAAGATGACGAGGGGATCTGGCACGAGGCGACGAACCCCGCCTATTCGCCCGTGCTCCGCAAACCAAACCGCTATCAAACCGCGGTCAAGTTTGTCGAACAATGGATCACGTCGAAATTGATCCAGGGGAACGCGTACGTCCTGAAAGAACGCGACGGCCGCGGGATCGTCCGCGCGCTGTACGTGCTGGACCCGCAAAAAGTGTGTCCGCTCATCGCGCCCGACGGGGCCGTCTATTACGAACTCCGCGGAAACGCGCTCGCGGGACTGAACGGGACGGACACGATCACGATCCCCGCGAGTGAAATCATTCACGACCCCATGGTCCCGCTGTTTCATCCCTTGATCGGGGTCACGCCCCTGTACGCCTGTGGGTTGTCGGCCCTGCAAGGGCTCACGATTCAACAGACGTCCAGTCAGTTCTTCGCGGGGGGATCGAACCCCGGGGGCGTGTTGACCGCCCCCGGGGCGATCGGCGACGACACGGCCGCGCGTCTGAAAGACTACTGGCAAACGAATTTCACGGGGGCGAACGTCGGGAAGGTCGCCGTCCTGGGCGACGGGTTGAAGTACGAACCGATGACGGTCACCGCGGCCGACTCGCAATTGATCGAACAACTCCGCTGGACCGCGGAAACCATTTGTGCCTGCTATCACTGTCCCGCCTTCATGATCGGGGTCGGGCCGCCCCCGCCGTTCGCGTCGGTCGAACCGATGCAACAACAGTACTATTCGCAATGCATCCAAAGTCTCTTGAAGTCGTTCGAAAGCGTCTTGGATGAAGGACTCGATCTGCTCGGGACCGACTACGGGACGGAATTCGACGTCGACGACTTGATCTACATGGACACGACGACGCGCACGAAGGCCGCGAGTGAAGCGATCGGATCGGGGGCCGTGTCGCCGAACGAAGCGCGTCGGAAATACTTCGGCCTGGGCAGTGTCAAGGGCGGGGATACCCCGTACATGCAACAGCAGAACTATTCGCTCGCGGCCCTGGACGAACGCGACCGCAATGAACCGTTCGCGCCCGCGTCGCCCGCGTCGCCCGCGCCCGCGCCGCCCGCGTCCCCGGCGCCCGCGTCGGCCGCGCCCCCCGCCGATCCCGCGGTCGACACCGAACCGCCTGAACACAAGGGGATCGACGTCGCGACGCTCGCGTCGGCCATTCGCGCGCAAGATTGGGGCGCCCTCTGTCATGGATAACCCCGACGCGATCGTCGTCGCGCTGACCGACGCGGTACGGGCCGCGCTGGCCCCCGTGGTCGCCCGTGTCGCCGCGCTCGAATCGGCCGCGGCCGTCGGGCCGCCCGTCGGCGACGTTGGCCCCACGGGGCCGCCTGGGCCGCCTGGGGCCGACGGGGCGGGGGTCGACGGGTTCAACGTCGCGTACGACGGGGAACGGCGGATCGCGCTCACCTGGACGCAAGGGGGTGCACGGGTCGAACGGGCGATCGTGGTCCCGCTCATGATTCACAAGGGCGTCTACTTGCCCGATCGCCTGTACGAACGGGGCGACTGTGTCACCGTCGGGGGCTCGGTCTATCACTGCAACTTGGACACGACGACGCGCCCGGGGGCCGGGGGGGCCGCCTGGACGTTGATCGTCAAGGGCGCCCATCCCGGGGGCGGCCGATGATGGCCTGGGGGTTCACGTTCGCGACGCCCCCGGGGTCGGCCCTGGGCGACGGGGAAATTCGCTTGGACGCCCCGACGGTCGCCCAGGCGACGCGGCTGTACCTCGACAACCTGGATCATGACGGGCAATGGATCCGGCCGATGATCGCCGCGTATCCCGCGGGAACGCTGCTCTTTCTGGAAGGGATCGGCGGGGCGTATCTCGCCTGTCGATTGTTACAGGCGCCGATCCCACAAATCGGGTATCTGGAACTCCCCGTGACGATCCTGTCGTCCAGTCCCGACGGAGTGCCCCCCGGCGCGGTGCAGGTCGCGTTCGTGCGGGCGGGGCGGCCCCTGGGCGCCCGCGACGCGGCGACCGATCCCCCGCTGATTACCCTCGCCGACGCGAAACTGCAATTGAACGTGACCGATGATCTACACGACGACATCATTACGTCAAAACTCACGGCCGCGAGCGCGACGATCCGCGACTACTTGAAAGCGCAAAACGATCCGACCTGGACCGACACGACGGTCCCGCCCTGGATCGCCGAATCCGTCCGGTTGCTGCTCGGACACTTGTATGAACATCGGGGCGACGAATTCGGCCCCGCGCAAGATAACGACGATCGGGTCTGGACGGCGATCGGTAACTTGTGTCGACGGACGCGCGATCCCGCGCTCGCGTGACCTATGGGGATCGGCGATTTTCGGCATGTCGTGATGTTCCAGGCATCGCACATCCAGCCCGACGGGTACGGCGGGACCGTCGAAGTGTGGACCGATCTGCCGCCTGTCTGGAAGGTGGACATTCGCCCCGCGACGGTCCGCGATCTGGAACGACAGACCGCGGCGACGACGGTCGCGACGGCGACCCATGTGGTGTACGGCTGGTACCGGGCCGACGTCACGGTCAAATGCCGATTTCTCTTCGAGGGCGACGAGTTTCGGATCACGGGGATCGCGCCCCCGCAAATGCGGAAGATCCATCAATTCTTGTTCGCGCTGCAAACGGTCTAACCCATGGCGAATCGTCTGGAACTCCGCGGGTTCGACGAACTGAAGCGCGACCTGGCCGCGCTCCCGTCGCAATTGCGGCGCGACAGTGATCCGATCTTGCTGACCTGGGCGCGTCGGTCGTCGGCCGAACTGGTCACGGCGTATCCCTCGGTGACTGGCGGCCTACGGGCGGGGGTCAAGATCGTTGAACGGGTCGCGCGCGGGGTCGCGACGCTGTATACGGTCGTGTCCAGCTCCGCGCACGCGCATTTGTACGAATTCGGGACGCGGCGACAACCCCCGCGGGCGACGTTCTTACCGATCACCGAACGGGATCGGCGCGCGGCGACGGTCGCCGTCGCGGCGCTGGTCCGCGCCCAGGGGTTGACGGTGTCAGGGGACCGTCGGGACGCTCGCGGCCGACGCGCCGCTGACCGCGCTCTTGCCCGACGGCGTCTACTGGGATCTAGCCCCCCAGGGGTCGACGCGCTTCGCGACGGTCAGCGCGTCGACGTCGCGGGCGCAAATGGAATTCCAGGGGGTCGACAGTTTTCGCGCGCTCGCGTATCTGGTCAAAGCGATCGTCCTCGGATCGGGCGGGGCGACGGTCGCCCAGGCCGACGCGCGGATTCAGGCGATCCTGGACCGGCAACCGATCGCGCTTCCGCCCGCGTCGGGCGCGGGACTCATGGTGATTCACTGGCTGGATCGGGTCCGGTATACCGAAACGGTGAACAGCGAAGTCTGGCAACATTCCGGCGCGCGGTACGAAGTGATCGTCACGCCCAGTTAACGACGCACGGGACAACAGGGGGATCGGTTATGAGAAGGCATGGATCGCAAGGGTCGATCGAAATGGACGCGACGGGGGGATCGACCGCCGTGGTCGTCGCGTCGGTCAATTCGTGGTCGCTGGACATGGCGCGCGAGCGGGCCGACGCGACCTGCTTCGGTGATACGAACCGCGTGGCCGTTCAGGGGTTGCCTTCCGTCAAGGGGGACCTGGGGGGGATCTGGAATGAAGCGGAATCGGGCGTGTTGTTCAAAGCGGCGATGGGGACGACGGCCGTCTTCTTGAAACTCGTGCCGTCGACGCTGGCCCCGACGTATTTCTTCTCGGGACTCGCGTATCTGGACGCGGGGATCGAAGTGACCCACGACGGGGCGATCACCGTCTCGGGGTCGTACGAAGCGGCGGGACCGTGGACGATGGATCCCGCGGGGCCGTAAATGTTCGCGCGGGCCATTCGCGGGCGCGTCGCGCGGGTCATGTGGGCGTACTACACCGCGGCGACGGTCGAAGGGTACGCCGTGACCCAGGACGCCCGCGGCTGGACCGTCGTCGCGACGATCGTCCCGGGGACGGCCGACGCGTTCAAACTGGCGCAACGGCCGCTCCGGTTCGTCGCCCCGTTCAAGGGCGGGGCGTGGGTCTGGCCGATTGATACCTGGACTCCGCTGGACGGCGGGGGCCGCTTTACGGCGCGCTTGGGCGCCCTGGAAGGAACGACCGCACATGGGATCCCCGCGCGTCCGACGGCCTGACGTTGACGTCTTGGACGTCGGCGGGGGCGACACGATCACG